CGGGCTTGTCGCCCGCTTCCTCCGGCTCGTGCCCGTCGATTTTGGCGAATAGAATGGCCGCGGCGAGGTCCCACTGCCGCGCCAGCGGCATCGCGTGCAGGTAGTTCGCGACGAGTTGATTCGCGCGCATCGGCGAAACCTCGACCGGCAGCCCGTCGACCTCGCCCATTTTCCCGCCGATAAGCCCTTGGCGCACCGTCTCGACCAAATCGGCGATTTTGTACGCGGCGTACGCCGGGTGCCCCACACTCACGTCGCCGGTCACGCGGCCCTGCAGAACGCGGGCGTAAATGGCGCCGATGCCATCCCCACAAGCGTTCTGCAGTTCGTTGACTTGCTCGAGGCCGAGCGCGAACCGGTACCACCCGTTCGCAAATTCGAGGTCGATATGGGTCTGCATGATTTAGGCAGTCTGCGCCGTCCACGTCCATTCGCCGTCGCTGGCGATGGCGAGCGAACCGCTCGCGAATTCGCCGTTGCCGGTCGATCCGCCCCACTGAATATTCGTGAGCATGGCCGGGCCCTGATAGTAGCCGGCTCCCACGATGCTGCCGACCGGGCGGCCGATGCGGAAGCGGTAATCCCGCGTCACCATCCACGCGGCGTCGACGATTGCGCGCTGCGCGAGATTCAGCAGCCCCTCGCCCGACAGGTCCCATTGCTTGCCGGTCGGCACGAGGCGCCGCACGGGCACGTTTTCGGGGTCGGCGCAGTCGGGAACGAACACGTCGTTCGTATTGCCCTGCTGCGTGAACGTGCGAGCCGTGAGGCCGCAAATCGGCACGAAAACCTGCGGCGTCGCTTTGTCGCCGAGCAGGATGTCGATATACGTGCCTTTGACAATATCCGGCGCTGCCATGTTGCGGCCTCCCTTTGAAACGCGGTTGTTACTTGGTTTCGGTGTCGTCGTCCACCGTCGCGACGAGCACGCCCGCCTTTTCGGCAGCCTCGGCTACCTCGACCTTCACGCGGCCCTGATAGCCCGCCTTGTATTCGGTCATGGCACGCGACGGCCACGTATAGTCGAAGTCGGCGCCGAACCGCACGACCGGCGAGCGCGGGCCCGTCCGGCCCTCGGCTTCGGCAGTCGCGGCCGCATCGCTTCCCTCGGCGACGAGCGGTGCAGCGGGCACCGGCTGCGGCTTGGCGGTCGAGACGGCACCGGCGATTTCGCTTTTCATGGGTCGGGCTCCTAGCTTGAAACGGTTACGGAAAACGTAGCGATACCGTGGAACGCATCGGTCCCCAAGCCATCGCCGAAAACCTGCGTGCCCGTCCATTCGAAATGTGCGGTCGCGGGAAAAGGGCAGTCGCTTGTCGCCTGCAGGTCGAGCGCCAGACCGCACTCGTCATCCCCGCCGAGCACGCGCGCCGCCCATGCTGCAAGGTCGCCGGCGCGGCGCTCGCCGCCCGCCGTGGCCTCGCCCTCGCCGGTCGTCTCGGCGTACGAGTGGAGCGCGAACGTCGTCGTAATGCCGTCGAGGCACCCGGCGAGAAACGGCGTAGTCACGGGCTGCCCGAATTGCAGCTTTTCGTATGGCGCGTCGGGCGGCGCCTTGGCCGGATAGATAGCGCCGGCCGGCAGCGGCACGTCATTGACGGCCGCGCTTTTCAACCGGGCAACGACCGCTTGCCGGATATAGGGGGTCGCGTCATGCGCCACTGCGCGTCACCACTAGGCTTACCGCCTCCCGAATGCGCTTGACCGCGGCCGGCCGCCCGCGCTCGGTCGCCGGGCGCATGAAGGGCCGTTCGGGCAGATTGAGCTTGTCGCTCCCGAATTCCTGCGCGGCCGCGTACGGCGCGTCGGCCGTAACCTCGGCTTTGAGCGGCGCGACCACGGCGGCGTTTATGCTGCGGTCGAGCACGCCCGTATCCGCGTTCGGCGGCTCTCCGGGTTCCGACGCAATATGCGGGCTGCTCGAGGCCCCCGTGGTGATCGAGCGCGCGGCGTCAATCGCGATATCCTGCGCAGTGGCGTACACAACCGCCGTGATCGCGCGCACGACGCCCGGCCCGCGCAGCTTGCCGAGCCGGTTTTGATGGGCCTTGGCGCCATACACAGGCATCACACGGCCTTCCCGAGCACGAGGCGGCATAGCCAATACGCGGCGCCCGGGTCGCGGCCGATGGGGTCGGCAACCTTCCAGCGCGTGCCCGCGTACGGGCCCTTGTGCACGACGACCTCGTGGCCTTCGGCCATACCCCCCTCGAGCGTGTCGGCGAGGATATATACGGCGCGGTCGGTAACGGCGAAATCGGGCGCGCTGCGCATCGTCTGCGTCGCGCCGTCGACCTGCGCCAGACAGCCGCGCTCAACAATGGTACGCCGCGGGTCGCCACGGTCGTTGTGCGTAGTGGTCACGGCAAACACGGTCGCCGGCAGGTACAGCGGCGACAGGATTTCCGAAAAGAGCGCCGCAGCGCCGCCATCTAGCAGACCCACGGCAGCACCCCGCCGTCGTTCTGCTGCGCGGTCGGCCCCCACCCGCACCCCGAACCGCGCGCGCCGACGACCCGCGGGCCGCCCTTCGCCTTGCGCAGCAAGCGCTTGAAAATGAGCCCGTATGGCGTCGAGTCGAGCGTTCCGCCGCTCGCGCGAGCCACCTTCGCGTCGGAAAAGGCCGCCTCGAAATTTCCCGTTTTGATACGGGTCAATCCGGCCGCGGCCCATCCTTCGGCCTCGCTGCGCGTGCCGATGCCGAGCGACGCCATTTCGTGCGCCGCTTTGGCAGCCTTGGCCATCGCGTACAGGTTTTCAGGCCATGAGCCGTCGACCGACGCGGCCGTATCGTCGAGGTACACCTGCAGCGTGGCGTCGGCCACGTCGGCGAACGCGGGGTACCGCGCTTTCAGATACGCGGGGGTCGGTTCGGTATAGGCCATGCCCGACCCCCGTTCCCTTAGCCTTCGCCGCGCGCGAGCGCGAGCAGCGCCGGGCGGTCGAGGTCGGCCACGTCAGCCTCGGTCTTGCCGGTGATCGCCTGTACGGTCGAGCGCAGCGTGTCGTCGTCCATCGCGTCGAGCGCGTCATTGCCCGACCCACCGTCGCCCTTGGCGGCGCGCGCAAGGCGGATTGCGCCCTGAATATCGCTCTTGCTCGTCATGCCGGCGAGGTCGACCGACTCGGCCTTGGCGATATCGCGCAGCTTGGGGATCGTCGTATCGAGGTCGTCGGCGGGGGCCTTGTCGTCCTCGTCGGACGAATCGGGCTCGCCGTCCATGTCGAACCATCCGGTGCGCTTCGCCGATGCGTACTCGTGCGCACTGATTTCGACCGGCTCGGTCGTCGAGGTGCCGGGCGCGAGTTCGACGAGGCCGTCGGCCGAGTGAAAACCACGAATGCCGGTGCTGATATTCTTCACGGTATGCTTGGCCATGTGCAAGGCTCCCTTCCGGCGCAGGTCGCCGAGGGCGACGGCCTGCTGCGGAAAGGGCGGGCCGTCAAGCCCGCCCACCCGTGTTAGATGCCGTCGCGGTACGCGACCGCCTTCGGCCGGCGGATTTCGACGCCGCCGACGTTCATGATGCCGGCGACCTCCCACGTCATGCTCGACTTTTGGAAAGCCGGCAGGAATTCGTGCGGCCCGGGCAGGTGGAATTGCACCACCTCGCGCGAGTTGTCGTACGCCATCATGCGCGCCGTGCCGCCCGCGCCGGCGGCCTCGAGCTCACGGGTGCCGATGATCGTCAGCGGCTGCCCCGTCTCGAGCGTGTACGAGTTATTCTCACGAATATACTTGAGAATGGTCGTATCGCTCCCGACGGCGAGCGGCGTCGAGGCCATATACTGCAGACGCGAGGTCGGCAGCAGCAGCATGTTGGCGCGGTGCGTCTCGCGCGTCGCGTTGAACGGCGCGTTGAGCACCGAATTCACGTCGCGATTGATGAGTGTCGGCGTCTTGCTGGCGAAGGTCGTGGCGCCCGCGGTACCGTCTGCGGCGACCGTCGCGGCCGGCACGTTGGCGTCGTTGACGATACCCGTCATCCGCTTCTCGGTGTCGCCGCGCATCGCGATGGCATAGACCCGCGCCTCGGCCACCTTGCGAGCCGCGGCCGCCTTTTCGTTGCCGAGATTGCGGTTGAGCCTCGCCGCGCGCTGCAGTTCGCCGAGCGACCACTCGTAGCCGATGCCGGCGAAGTGGTTGGCCTGCAGATACTGCGACGTGCTGATATCGGCGTAGGGCATGTCGAAGCCCTTGTGCGACAGCCATTCGGCCTTGCCCGCGATATCGCCCGAGTAGAAGATGCTGCCCACGTCCCACATGTCGCCGTCGGTATTGACGAACATCAGGCGCGAGTAATCGAACGAGGGGTAAACCTGCATGTCGATTTCGGTATTGATGCGCAGCAATTGCGGCTGAATGAAGCCGAGGGCCTGCTGCGCGTCCTGAAAATTGATTTCCATTGTCTCGGTCCCCTTAGCGCAGCACGACGGCGGCGAGGTCGGCGCCCGCGGTCGTCTCGTCGAATTTCCACGACTGCCCGCCCGGCTTGGTGGCCTTCACGTTCGCGCCGGCGTTCGACACGTTCGTGATGAGGCCGGCGGGCGTGACGTAAACGTCATCGTCCTTTGCGACGGCGACCGAGGCGGGCACGTAGATGCGGCCCATCACGCAGATGCCGGCAGTCGAGCCCGCGCCCTGAATATCGGCCCCGACCGCGCCCGCCACGATGCCCGCGAAATTGGCGAGGCCGTGATTCGCGATCACAGGGCCGAGGCATTTGTTCGCGGTCGGCGTGAGCGTGCAGAGGTGGTCGTTCGCGGCCGAGGCCGCGGCGAGGTCCCACGCGAAGGCGCCGAATGCGATGCCAGCCACGTCGGCGGGCGACACGGTGCGCGAGATACGATTGCTCGTCTCGCCGTTCGTGATCTGCCCGGCGAAGCCCTTGGCGGGCGCGTCGTTATAAACGTCCTGTACGACAGCCATTGTTCGGCCCTCCCTTTACTTGCCGGCCGCGGCGGTGTCGCCGAGGTGCGCGTTGTTGAACCGGGCGAACCGCTTGGCGCGCGCGTCATTCGCCGCCACCTGCGCGTCGCCGATGTTGGTCGGCTGGCCGTCGGTCAGCAGCGTGCGCAGCGGATCGGGCGCGGCATCGGTCAGGCCTGTGGGCTTCACGGCCGCGGCGAGCACGTCGAACACGGCGTTCCGCTCGGCGTCGGTCGCGTACGTCTTGCCGGGCAGCTTATGCGCCACAGCCGCGTCGCGAATCTGCTGCGCGTCCATCGCATCGGTGACGGTGGCGCCAAGCGCCTTCGCGGTTGCCGACACGCGGGCATAGTCGCCGGCCGCGTCGCGCAGGGCCTGCGGCGAGAGCTTGGCCTTGTCGAGCGAGTCCTTGAGCGTGACGATTTCGCCGTCTCGCGCCGCGACCGTGTTGTTCGCCGTGGTGAGCGCGGTCTGCGACGCCTCGAGCGCGCCATTCGCAGTGTCGCGGGCAAGCACGAGTTGCTTGACGACCTGCGCGGCCGTCTCGGCGTTGGAAACGTCGACCGGTAGGGAGTCGACCATAACGATATGGGGCATGGGGGATTCCTCCGGTTGCCGTGGTGCGTCGGGGCGCGAGTCGATGATGCGCAATTCGGGCCCGCCCCGGGCGGCCTTGCATGCGGCGAGGTGGTTGTAACGTAGGTTCGTCACGCTGGCGTCGTACGCCTGCCCGTCGAAAACGCCCGCCTCTAGCTTCAAGTCGGCCGCGTAGCCGAGCGAGAATTCCTTGCGTTCCGTCCGAACGCTCGTGACCGCCCCGGCATCCTCGATACGCAGGGGGATGCGCATGAATTCGCCATCGCGCAGCACCTGCCCGCCCGTGCCGCCCCGGCGATATTCGAGCACATTCTGCGCGTCGACCATGACCGGCGGGTGATCGAGCGTGATCGGGATATGCGCCGCGGTGGCGAGGCTATCGACGGCGAAAACCTCGGCCTCGGGTCGAAACACGCGCACGAGGTCGTCCGGTGCGCGGTCGGTAAGGCCCAACTCCCGCGCCCGGTACTCTTGGATATTGTTCGCGCGCGCCACGAGCGCGTCGGCGACGAAATACCCTTCGGGCGTAATCGTGCCGGTCCCATTCTTAATCGTGGCGGTGTCGCGAAAAACGATCATACGCGCAAATAACGCGAAAATAGGGGAGTTGACAAACGAAAAGAATTGACGGGTGCGTCAAGTCTAGTCGTCGCCCTCCGCAAGCAACTTTTCGAGGTCGATCACGGGGCGAGCGCGGCAGCCGCAGCGAATGGCGCGACCGGGCGGGTCGTTTTTCCCCACGGCACTGTCCCACCGGTACCGTTTTCCGTCGCGGTCGACGTGCTCGATTCGCGGGAACCGCTTGCGCGAATGCACCCAATCGAATTCCTCGCTGCCGACCTGCTGCTGCCGTTCCTGATCGAGCCGGCCCGATAGCTTCTGCAATTGGTCGGCCGCGATCAGCTCGGCGCGCTTCTGCCCGACCTCGGCGACCTTGCGTATCTCGCGCGCCACGTCGCGCGCGGGGGTGCGATTGTTGAGCCCTCGGAATACGGCGCCGGAAATGCCGTTGCGCTGCTGATCGTTCAGCGAGCGAATGAGCGAAATATTTTCGGCGAGCGTAGCCTGCAACGTCACCTTGGCCTCGGCCGGCCCGAGCAGCGTGTCGAGCTTGACACCGGCAGCCGTGAACGATTGCGCAAATTGCTTGCGGTGCCACGTCTCGACCCGCACGGCCCAATCCTCGAGGTCGGCGCCGAGTGAAAGCACGAGCCGGGTTATCACATTGCCCGCGTCGTCGATTTCGTCCTGCGTGCCGTCGACCGAATCGCCGATAACCGGCAATGCCTCGACCGAGCGGCGGTACGCCGGCAATATCCGATTCGCCCATTCGTCGAGCCAACCCCGAACCACCCGCATGTAAATAACGCGTAGCGCTTGCTCTTGCGTGGCGGTCGGCACGATGGCCTTGCCGACGACGTAGCGCTGCCGGGTCTTACCCGCGCGCGCGATAATGCCGGCGAGGTCGATTTTCACGGGGCGGTCATGCTCACGTCGCTGCGCGCGATGGCGATAACCGAAAACCGGGTGCCGACGACGCTTGCCGCGAACAGATTGAACACGCCGCCGAGCGTCTGCGCCTTCCAAACTCGCAGGGTGCACCCGGTGTACGCTGCGGCCGGCGCGTTCGGCAAAGCGGCCGTCGGCCCTTTCGTCCACGCGATGACCTTGTGGGTCGTCGGCTGCGCGTTGGCGCTCGTATCGGCCGCCGGGGCCGCGGTCGTATCGGCGCTCGCCGGCAACTCCGAATAGTTGATGCCGGGTTCGGCCGTGAACGCGCGAGTAAAAAGGATGGCGGCCGTATTGCCCGCGGCGATGGTGCCGACGGTCGTACTCGTGACGCGGGGGTGCGAATGATCCTCGGTGGCGTAGCGCTGCGTTTCGCCGCCTACCGCGCCGCCGGGCTGCTCGGTTTTCGGAACGACGTTGGCCGGCTTGGGGATGCTGCCCGCCATCGCGTCGAATTGCGCCTTGGTGGGCGCGTCGACCGGCAACGCCTCGTAAGGGCGGCCGAGCAAGTCGTAAACAATAGGTGCGTCGGGCATATGCGTTACCCCGTGGTATCGAGCCGAAACGTTTGATCGAACGTGCGGCCGCGGTTTGTCTCGATGAGCAGAACGATTTGCGCCGACGACGGTTCGCCACCGCGCACCCAAATGGTTTGTACCGTTCCGGTAATATACTCGCGGTAAATATCGAGCGGATAATCGGTAAGCACGTCG